ATTAATATTTTTAGTTATTCTATTTTCTGTTGCAGTTAGCAGATAATAGTAATCCAGATAATAGTTATGACAGAAGATTTAATTATAAACCACATTCCATCTGGAACATTATAAGAAATATCTTCTACCACATCTTTTATCTTTCCGTACCCATGCTTTAGTTTATCTAACATTATTTTTTCCTCATAAATTTAGAGATTCCACCAACCCCTTTTAACCCTAGTCCAGCACATACAGTTATATAAATTAAATTAATGTACCAGTCTGGAAGTGTGCCTAAGATATCAAAACCTAATCTTACAAATGGTTGCGTATATGGGACAAAAACCAAAATTGCTGGTAAAAGTATAACCAGAGTTATGAACTCGTCTTTTAGACTTCCAGAAAGTTGGTCAACAGCTTTATTTTCCCATTGACTGTTGAGTTTATCTGCTTCTAATTTTCCTTCTGCAACTGCTTTAGCAACAGAAGTTTTAGCTTCAATCTCTGCTTTCTTTAAATTAGATTTAGCTTGTGATTCTTTACTTTTGTTTTCAAGATAACCACCAACTGCCTTAGTAAGTCCACCAACAATCATTCCTATCATAAACCATCTCCATATTTAAATAATCCAGCAATCACCGTTATGATTGAGCCAATCCAGACCAATGCTTTGACTGCACCCTTACCCATGTTAACAGTTGCTTTTAATTCACTTACTTCTTTTTTTATAGAAATCATTTCTTTTGAATTACTCTCTACATTCTTAGATACAAAATCTAACTTCTGCTCTAGCCTTAACAAACATTCTTTTTCTGCTGATGTCATATTAATTACCTAATGAAAGTGGATTTGCGTTCATTGATTCTGTTACCGTCTTAAAAGATTTATCAACATGCTCAACAATTTTATCTATATCTGCGTCAATCTTATCTATAGATGTTTTATTATTGCTTGAGTTTATTTCTACAGCAGTAATCCTTTCTAGTATTGCAGAATTATCTCCACTTGGAATACTTGACATACTATCTTCTAAAACTGTCAATCTTGATTGCATTTGTGCGTACGTGTATATTCCCCCAGCAATCGGACTTGCAATTGATAGCAAAAAAATCAGTATTATTTTGGGTGTAAGCTGAATCGTTGAATCCTTGTCCGTCATAAAAGTCTATCTCCGTTTTTGTTAAATCTAATGTATCTGTTATCTTAACCTCAAAGTATTCCTTATTAAATGATACAACAGTTAAAATATCAAGTTTTTGTACCACAATATCTGACTTAATTTTTGGGGTTACTGTACTAACAGAATTTTTTTTATCGCTGGATTTGGTCGAATCAGAGCCTTGTTTTTTCTCAGATTTGTCAGATTTTACCGTTTCAACAACCTTTTCTTCATTTACACTTGGTTCTTCTTTTATTTCTTCTTCAGCAGTTTCTTGTTCTTTATCCTCATTTTCACTTATTTCTTCTTTTGGCTCTGGCTCTTTTTCTTCGGTTCGACTATCGTCTGATAACTCGCTTTCTTCATTTGTTCCATCAGCTTCCTCATTCTGAGCTGTTGTTTCCTCTTTTTGTTCATTTTGATTCTCCTTTAAATCATCTTCCATATTTATTTCTTCTAGTTCTGTTGGAAGTTCTTCTCTAATTTCTTGTAATGTTTCTGGTTCATTTTTTATTTCATTGACTGATTCAATTTGTATATCATTTATTTCAGGCAAATTATCTGGCATTTCAATTGTTGGCATATCTATTTCTGGCATATTGTTATCTACAGGTATATCTGCACCAGCATTAATGTTTGTAGGCATCTCATTATTTATTCCAACGTCTGCAATCTCCATATTCATTTGCTCTGCTCTTATATCAGATATTACAGAAATTTGTGAAGATAAATTTGCAATTTGCATATCTTCTGGTGGGTTTGTATCAATGATACCACTTGATATGGTATTTACTATTGATGTTGCGTCTAATGAACCAATCTGAACTGTTTCGATAACTACAGGCTCGGCAACTACAGGCTCTACTGGAGCAATTTCTATGGCAACTGGCTCTATTACTACTGGCTCAACTACTATAGGCTGAATATCAACAGGATTTGCTACAATATCATCAACAACAGGGTTAACAATAACTTCAGGAGCTACTACAGGGCTTATTTCCGCTATTTCTGGCTCTGATGGTATGATTACATCAGAAAGTGTCAAACTAAGGCTTAAATTGTCGATAATTGTGCCAAATTGACCAGCTTTATTACCTGTATCTGCACCAGCATAATTTACAGTTAAAGATGTGTTAGTTGTTTCAAAGCTATTAGTTACATCTACAGAATATTTGGTTGTAATGACACCATCATTATAATTAGATGTAAAATTATGCGTTAAGACTTCGCTGTTCGTTCCATCTGATAAAGTCATGGTTATATTTACAGGGTCAAGATTAAATGCTGTGCCTGTTGTGGTACACCAGCTTGAGCCTTCATTGTTACAACCAATAGATATTAAGCTACCAGAGATTGAATCTACTTCTTTGTTTTCTTCTGCCACGCTATCTAAAACTATGGATTGCGTAATTGAGCCACCATCACTTCCGCTAAATCTAACTGATTTATTTAAATCTCCATAATTATTGCCATCATAATCAACATTGCCTTCTAACTCCCAGCCTTCAGTCTGGTTATTAAATGAGCCGTTATTTAGGAGATTTGATGTTTCCGTTGCTCTTACCGTTTGAGTCGCTGTAATTACTAACATTGTAATCAGTACCCAAGTAGTCAGGATAACGTATAATTTGCCCATAATCGTTTATATATCCCATCATTTTGTAATGTTTGATTGCGTCTTTACCTATGAGTGCTTTCTTGCCATTCCATATGCTACAGGGAGTTCCTGAATGTAACATAGCACTCCAAACAGCTTTGCTCCCAGCACACAGAACAGATATTGACGCTACTTTTAATCCAGCCTTTGCTAAAGAATTTGATAAGGCTCTGCGTTCACAATTCCAATCTGTGAATGTCGTTCCTGTAGATATACCAACTACTGAAGTTTGTACTGCACCCACAACTGGAAAAGAACAAATCATCTGCGAGTAGCTTTGTACTCCAGCAGATATGGCACTTGGTACTGGTTGATTTTTATAATTTACGGTACTTGTACTATCTGCTCCATGAGCATTCATTGAAGCCCAAATTAAAACAACCATCATTAAAAATAAAAAGACTATAAAACTTCTTCGCATGAGAAAGATACTCCATATAAGCTGATATGATTCGCACTCCAAGTTAGCTCATTGTTTGTCATTCTCATAACGCATTTAGGACTTGCGTATGTAATTGATGCGTCATCTGCCAAAGTTGCGGATAACGGTGGTTCTATGGTTAGTGTAGCATTTCCACTTCCATCACTGGCAACATCAGCAATAATCATATGCAGTTTGCTGGTTGTTCCAGAATTAAATTGTACATAGTCGCCTTTTTTAAACAATTGTGATTCAGATGTATCTGCACCATCTACTGTAATATCATAAGCTCCAACAGCATGCGAGCCGTTTACTGCAATAGTGTTTGATATTGTGCCTTGCACAGCACTTGCGTCTGGGTCGCCCATTAAAAATGTTCCAAACTGTCCATGTAATTGCATAAAAAAAGCTAACCATTCATTTGCTTGCGTTCTGTTCATTGGCGGTAAAGTAACTGTGCTGTACCATTTTGCACCAGTAAACTCATGCACTTGAGTTGAAAAGGTAAATGGACTTTGACTTTGTGCAACAGCTTTAGCAATACCCCATTCACTTCTAACAAAGTTTGGAGTGGTTGGCATTGTTAATGGATAAGTAGGCTCTGCCATTTAAGCTCCAAAGTCTTTAGCAAAAGTTCCACCACGCAATCTGGCATCTCTTACTGCTGATAAAGTATTTTCTCTTATGGCTGGTAACATATTCATAACTTCTGCTCTAACTGTTTGTGATACACCTGTAGCAAAGTTTAAGTTTTGCTCTATGGTAATACCACCGCCCATTTGATTATTTGGCACTATTGTTCCAGCAGATTTAGGTACAAACATTTCTGCACCTCTCTCTCCAACCATATATGGCATATTTGGATTCACATTTCCACCCATAGCTTTGCCACCACCGAATGAACCAAAAATTGCACTAGCTCCAGATAAGATATTTTGGAACATACTTCCGCCACCTGAAGAAGATAAACTCATGGCTTCTCTAATTCTTTTTAACATTGGTTCAATGACTGCCAACTGAAATATCAATGCAACCACTTGCTGTAAAACACTTTGAAAAATATCTACCATACTGTCTTTGAAATCTTTACCGCTTACAACAGCTTCTCCAAATGCTTTTGAGATATTTGCACCAATATCTTCAAACATTTTATTTGCTTTCTCAAGTTGCTCCATTTCTAAATCAAATGCTTCTCCTCTTGTTTCAGCTTCTCTATCCATTTCAATTTGGTTAATTTGAGCCTGTATTTTAAATTTTTCTTTTAAATCTTCATTGATAGCTCTAATGCCTTCAGCTTCTTTCTTTTGCTGTTCTATGGCTAGTTTTGCGTCATCAGAGAATTTTTTTCTTGCTTCTTTTACTCTATCGAACTCTGCGTTTTGTGCTTCTAAAGAAGCAGTTAATTCATCATTAGCTCCAACAAATTCTTTAACTTCTTTTATGAGTTGGTGAATTGCAACACCACCCAAAGCAATCCCTGTCATTATCATAAATAATGGATTCACTAGCATAACTGTTGTTAGAGTTGTTATACTTCCAGCTAATCTTGCCAACATATTTATAGTTGCAACGCCAGCTAAAGCTAAGAAAAAGTTTTTAATGCCATCAATATTATCTACAAGGAATCTTGTGAATTTTGCTAATGATTCGCCTAAAGTTTTTCCTATTTCTTTTATTTTTTCTTGGTTGTTATCTAAGAAAACATTTAAGTCGCCAAATTGCATTTTTAATTCTTCAAAAAAAGATTCACTTACTGCAATTTGGAATTGCATAAATTTATCTTTAATCATAGATAAAGTACCAGTTAAGGTATTAGCAAGCTCATCAGTAACATTACCAAATGTCCCACCTTTGCCAAACACTCTTTCAAATGCTTCTCTTGTTTCTTCGGCTGATACAGTTGCACCAGCAGAGAATCCAAGCAAATCTCTAACCCCTCTTTCTCTAAATACATCAGCACTAGCTATACCGCCAGAGAAAGACCTTTGTATTTGTTCAGCAGTTTGTCTAAAATCCAATCCTGTAACGGCAGCAACATTACCTGTTATCTCTAAAACTTTTGCTAATTCATCTGCATCTTCAGCTACAACAGCTAAGTTTCCAGAAGCTTGTTGTATTTCTCCAAGTGTAAATGGAACTTTACCAGCAAATGCCAACATAGCTTCAAAAGCTCTTTCGCCTTCTTCTGCTGTTCCAAAGAGTGCTTTTAATCTTATCTGTAGATTTTCAATTTGGATTCCTGTATCTATAACGCCTTTTACAAATATAGCTCCAAATGCTACACCTAAAACTGCACCAACTTTTGTTGCTCTTGCAGTTACTTTTGCAAGACTATTAGAAAGATTTTTAAGACCACCACTCATTTTTTTTGATGAGTTGCTAACAACTTTGTTGGCTTCAGCCATATCACGCTTTAGACCTTTAAGGTCTGCTTCAATCTTTACTACCAGTTTATCTAGTTCAGTTGCCATTAGTTATCTGGGTACAGCTCCATTAGTTCGTTTAACTCATCTTTGTCCATTGGTTTGTCTTTGTTGCCACCATTGAACTCACTAAATCCTTTTATTGCTAGAGTTATTTCGGTAATGCTCATATCCCAAAATACTGCTGGATTAACACCTATCATTCCTACACATACTTCAAGCCATCTTTGGTATGGTAGTTCAGCTTCTTCGTCTATTCCTCTACTGGACTTTTTTTTTCGTCAGTATCGTCATCAACGTTCAATGCTAAAGTAACCAACTCTCCAGCCATCTTTATAGCTTCTAACAACCCAATCTCTGATATCAATACTTTAACTTCTTTGTCTTGTAGGTTATTCCCACCAGCCCTTAATGCCAAAGTTATGACCGATATTATTTCAGTCATAGTAATATCAGCTTGTGCCAATTTATTTCCTAACTTTAGTATGCTACAACCTAAAGCCTGTTCTATCCTGATAATGGTATCAAGGCTCATTCTTGCCTTGTACTCTTTATCGTTAAACTGTAGTAGCTTTTCCGCCTTTAGACGATTTATGCTCATTGTTTATCTCCGTTTTGGTTAATATAACAATAATCTCATCTCTACTTCCAACATTGTCAGCAGAGAAGATTGTGTAAGATTTCTTGTTAATTTTGATTGTATCTGTATCTTTGAATCCCTTATAAAAAGGTATTTCTAACTCAACATTGTTTTCTCCAATGTTAACTTGTGCGTCTAATTTTTTAGAGCCTATCTCTATAGGCATTAGCTCCCAACCCATAATTATCTCCTAAATTAAACTGTAGCAAATGTAACTGCACCAGCAGATTCAAAACTCATTGAATAAGTTACTTCGCCATTATAACTACCAGCATATTCAATACTTGTTACTTGAAATGCACCTGTGAAAGTTGCAAAGTCTGGCACAAGTAATTGAAAGTTGCTAAATGTAGAAGCTGAAAAAGCTGTTCTTACACTTGCTTCACTTGCAGAATCAGTAAATACACCAGAGCCACTTATACTAAAACTTTGGATTCCAGCGTCAGCTAATAATGTTCTAACTTTTGATGAATCTTTATTTGTTACATCTATTGTTTCTGCGTTCATTGTTATAGAAGTATCTCTTAGACCAGCAACAGTTGTAAATGTTTCTGGGCTTCCAGCATTTCCTATCTTGACAAGCAACGCACTTCCTTTTTGTACTGCCATATCTATCTCCTAAAAAAATTAACTATCGTACACAATCACAGATAAGCTTAGCACCCCATGACGTGTAATTCCATCATTTTCTGTTAGCGTGATTGTATTCCTGACTTGACTAACTACCATATCAGCACCAGATACTGAATAACTTGTATCATGCAAAAGCTCATATATTCTTTCCATAGCGTCTGATATTTCTTTTTTACCTCTGTATTGACTCCAAACATCTATATCTACAGAGTATTCATTACCATCTAAACTCTTTGTTCCTCTATTCGCAACATTGATATTTCCAATAACAACATAAGGATAAGCTGTATCTTGTGGCACATTGTCAAATATTTTGTTATCACCAACAATACCATCTAGCGTACTATCACCATTTAAAGTGGAATATAGTATTGTTTGTAAGTCAAAAGAATGAAAGCTCATGATATTTTTACCTTATTTATTTTAATATCTTTAGCAATTCTATTCGCATATTGCTTAGTGTTTTTAAATGCGTCTGATTCCTTACCCATAAAAGGTCTTTGCAATCCACCTCTAGCAAAACTTTGTTCTAAAATATTTGCATAAGATACTCTTGTTTGAACTGCGGAAAAATGTCTTGCTCTGGTCGCTGGCTCAATAAAAAAACTATTAACTAATCTCCCTGTATCTATTGCTGGTGGATTATCCTTAGATGAAGCTGTGTGTGTCTTAGCACCTCTTTTATAAGTTCTGCCATCTTTAGGTGTTCTTTGCATACTTTTCATGATTTGATTCTTGAAATGATTAGCAACTCTGTTTAAATGCCTTTGGGTGTTTTCATCATATAAGTCCACAGCTTTGCTTATCTTCTGATTCAATTTAGATTCTATAGTTACTTTAACTGACATTAAGTTGCTACTCCTTCTTCAGCTTGTATCACTTGGTATCTTTCTTTGCCTTCCATTAAAGATGCAATATGTTGGATATTAAATGTTTTAGAGTTGTAGCTGATTCTATATTTAGGTGTTAAAGCTGAATAATATCTTATGGTGAAACGGTAATTACTTCTATCTTCTATCTGGTCGCCAAAAGAATTTTCTGTACCTGATAAGTTTTCTACTTTAGCCCAAACAGTAGTTGCTGTTCCCCATGATATAGATTGACCACCACCAGAATCTGTAGATGGACTCATTGATTGTAGAACTACCTTGTTCCTCATTTGACCTATCATTAACCAAACATTCCCCCATAGTGTGCATGACCTCTGTAAGGGTGAGTAGATAAAGATTTAATTTTATATGATTGCAATAATTGAGTTGCACTTGTTGGAGCTAATACTCTTTTACCGTCTAATAAATCTCCTCTATGCTCAAATAAATAAGCAGAATATTCTAAGCACGCTGATTTAATATCATAAGGAACTGCTGTGGTTGCTCCATAGCCAGCCACATATTGAATCTCTAATCCGTTCGCTACTCTTAATGCAGTCGGATAAGATTCGCCTTGTCTTAAAACAATCCTCGCTGGAACACTTACATTATCCAAATAATATTTTGAACTGGCAAAAGTAGTCGCTGTATCGTCATCATCATAGCTTTTGATATGAGTTACACTAGCTACAGGGCTGTTTGGAAGTAATATACTTCTGCGGTTTATATGTTGGTCTATCCCAACGTAAGAGCCTTCTTGAATTGGAATATCCACATCATACAAAGAATCAATAAATAATTGATAAGTAACTGTGGTCAATGACCTTGCGGTATATTCTTTCGCCCAGTTATGGACTGCTCTTTCTATCAATGCAACAACAGTATCATCATCAGATGAATCTATTTTATTCCATGCTTTAATTTCAGCTTGAGTTACTGCGTATGCTGTTTCTGCTGTGTGAACTTTTAATCCAGCCATTTAGTTTCCCCCTGTTATTCCCAAGATGACGGAAGTTTACCTACGATTGTAGGATTGTCTAACTTTGTAAGCATTGAATCTATAGCTGCCTTTAACTCTGCTTCCGTTTGTGGTATGTGTGCCAACACTTGAGTTTTACACCAATCTTCAGTTAAACTATTAAATGCAGTAAAGCTTGCTGGATTAGCTTCAGCAATATTTACTTGCCCATAAATATCAGTTTTATTGTTTGGAGTTTTTACATCACTTTGACCAGTAACACACCAATGAATACCCTTAACTACGTTATTTAATGCTCCTTCGTTTGAGGCTGTATCTAGTTGTGTAAAGTGCCATGTGTATGTATTAGCCATTATTCACTCTCCAATGCAGTTACTTTAGCCTCTAAAACTTCTATTTTTGCAATGGCTTCTTTTAAAGCAGCCATCAATACAGGTACTGTTTCTGTATATTGAATACCTTTAATCTTGGTATCATCCTCAATACCATCTATTTCTTCTACTATTTGTGGTGATGCTAATGTTTCTTCTACAAGTTCAGGATAATTAGTTTCCCAATCTTGAGCAATAAAACCAATCTTCTTCCCAGCTTTTGCATTATGTGCTTCTTGTTTCCAATTAAAAGTTACGGCTCTTGCAGCTTTTACATGATTATAAGCATCTGAGCCATTTAGTTCTGCTATATTTTCTTTAATTCTTTCGTCTGAGTTAGCTGTCCATGAAGTATTACCACCAACTAAATGCACACCTACATTACTTTCATCATATACATTCCAAAGTGAGTTTGTAAAAAACACTCCACGATAAGTATGTGAAACCACTACACCAAAAGCACCTAAATTAAGCGAAGGAGATGTAGTGTGAAATTTTACATCACCACTTCCTGTCCATGAGCCTGTTGATGATACCGTTCCAGTAGTATTTACAGACAACCCACTACCACTAATACGAATTTTTTCTGCGTCTGCTGCACCAAAAAACATAAAATCATTATCAGTATCATATGAAATAAAGCCACGTCTTGCACCTGCACTATTTAAATACTTTAATGAATTGTCTGAATCAGAAGCTCCAGCTTGTAATTCTAATTCAGCATTACCTGAACTTTTTAATTGTATTTTAGTTGGTGTTAATACCACTCTATCTGTAGCACCTATTTTAAAATCTATTTGGTCATCAGTATCTGCGGTAATAGAAGTATCTGCGTCAGCGTCTAAAATTAATTCTGTACCATTCATATCCAATGATGTTGATACAGTTAAAGCTCCGCCATCTGCAATCGCTAATGCGTCATCTCCATCTGTAAACTCAATCAATGCTGTTCTTACTGAATCAGATTTAACATATTCAACTGTGTCATTGGTTTGGTCTAACTCTGCAATCGTTATAAATGCGTCATTAGCTTCATTTCTTATTTGTAATAAATTGCTTGATGTATTATAAAAAAGTTGATTTGCAAAAGTAGTTGATGGAGCAGAACTTCCAGAACTGGTACTTGCCAACGCTTGTAATGCTGAATTTATATCAGCCCTTGTATTGGGGAACGTCTGGTTTGCTATGGTAAAATCATTCTGACTCATTTTTTTAACTCCTAAATAATGTTAACAATACTCTAATTACTAACTGGATTCAAGATATCCGTACCCTTTAGCAACATAGCCAAAATCTTTTGCTACTGGATTTCCTGTTCCTGTGCCTTGATAAAAGTTTATAGTGAATCCTGTCGCTGACTTACTTGAAATAACATAATGTTGATTTTGGTCTAAATCATCTATTTCTATTCCTAAACCTTGTAATGCTTTAAATGCTGGACTAAATGTTACAGCTTGTCCACTTGTTCCAGCAGATATACCATCTTCTGCAACTGTTCTGTCTGGCATATCTACTGTCGCTGACAATGCTGATATGGCTGGTGTTGATGATGGATTTGTTGTGGTTAGCTTCACTCTTAATTTTATATATCTGCCTTTGTAATTTCCCAATATATAATCTTGGTAATCAGTATATGTAGAATTATCGTTAGAGGTCGATATTTGGATTCTAGCGTCAACATCATCATGTTCGGTATAGTTACCATCAAAATTACCCTCTTGAGCGTCAAATAAGCCCTCAAAGCTGTCAAACAGGGTGTTTGCGTTAAATCTAGTGCTGGTCATTGAGGTTGTTACATATGAGTTGTAAATACCACCTAAATCAATCGGATTAGAATTAAAATAATAAAATCCATCTAAATTTTCTTGTACTTCGCCACCATCATCAAAGTTGCCAAGTGCGTCATCAAAGTTTCCAGAATGGTCGTCAAATAATTCACCAAGTGTTATTTGCAGATAATTAACGCTATCTCTATTGACTACTTCAACATCTGTTTTTGTACCAGCAAATGCTGTTGATTCTGTGGTTGTTGCTACTGCGTTAAAATCATCTGCTATTTGATTTCTAATGATTGCTTTCTTGCTAGATGTTTCAGATGGAATCCCTAGAACATCAATCGCTTTTATCATATAAAATCCTGTTTGAGCTGGCAAAGATATTTGATTCGTTGCTTTGGATACATACTCTGCAACAATAGTAGCACCAGCATAAACAGGGCTTGATGTTACTGGAGTATGTCGTATCACATAATGAGATAAATCTAATTCATCATTTGGTGTCCATGAACATACTGCTAAATTATTGACTACATTCACAGAAAAATCTGCAACATCTGCTGGTGGAGCTGTTTTACCCACCACTTCATGTGATGCACTAGTGAAAGAAGAATAAACATTAAACGCATTAACCGCTCTGGCTCTAACCTCATAAGTCATTCCATCTTCCGCATTAACAACTTCAAAATTTTGTCCTCTGGATTTACCTAAACTTGTATATTCAGTATCAGTAGATGTGTTTCTATACTCTACTTCAAATTCATTGGTTGTTCCCTGATTGGAAGATACTTTAATTAAAAGAATGGTGGATACAACACCAGAGTATGACCTCATAATATCGCTTACTTCTAATGATGGAGCTGTTACTGTTGCAGAAGTTGGCAAAGTAGTATTATCAGATATAAATTCAGATTCTTCAGCGTCCCAATCCCAAACACTAGAAGATGTTTCTTGTAATACTAAATCAATGCCTACATCATCTGCTGTGCTTACAAAAGTCCAGTCTGCAACTTGGAATATCTTAGAACTAAATCCTAGTCTTGCATTGGTTAAACTAACTGTATCACCTACTTGTAATTTAAAAGCTGAAAGTTTCATGGGAGCTTGAACAACCATTTGCTGTCTATTTTTAAACAGAATAACTTTAGCAATTCTTTGTGCCATTGTTGGTGATGTAGTAAAAGGTAAATCTGCATTGGCAAATATTGTTTCTCCATTATCTTCTGCAACAAATGTGTCTGATGTTACCATTGGATAATCTGATGGTTGCCAGTCAGATGATGGGCTAGTAAAAACACCTTTGACTGTATTAAACAAGTTTCTTCTGGATTGCTTGGTTTGAACAGACATACCACCTCTAAAATCATCTTCAGTAAGCGTTATAGTAGGAGCAACATATTTTCCACCAGCTAAGATAAACTTACCGTTTGAATAGCTTAATACACCCAACATAGAGCCTAGCAATTCATCTATCGCTGTCATGGGGTCAACATTACTATAAACAATCCCATGTGATTCATATCTGTTTTCTGTTCCACCACCAGCTAAACTAATATCTTCATCACATATATTTGCAACAGTAGTAAAAGATGTTGTATCAATATTGGCAGTTGGTGTTGCTAATCCAAATCTAGTATCTGTTAAATAATCGTATAAACATAAAGCTGGATTAGATGAAAATGCTGTTGTTCCATCTCTAAAATCTAATATCTTTTTGCCTTTTATTTCGGCAGATATATTTGGAATACCTGTAGGAAAAGCATCAACATCATATTTTAATTTGACATATAAATAAGCAATACCTTGCAATCTATGTGATTGTGTCCATTGTGATACTTCAGATACTAAATCTGCATCTGCTACTTGGTCATCACTTCCTAAATGTTTTTTTATTCTTACTACTAAATCATCTGTGTCAGCAGACAAGAATCCATGACTAGCAATAATGGCACTACTTATTTCTGTTGTTGTTCCAGAAAGAAAAGGTTTGGGAGTATTAGCGTTGTTTCTATATGGAGTTATTCTTTCTCTGTTTCCAAAAGCACCAGTATAATTAATCGCTGTTGCTCTAACATCTGTTCTTAATCCCTCAGAAATAGTAACTGTCAAATTATGCCTTGCTCCAGAAGCAGAAGAACTTCCACCAGACGATATACCATAACTTACACCATTAATATTCAAAGTATCTGCTGTGGTTATCGTAAATGCTGTATCAGAAACCAATGCTATAGATGTTGTTCCTTTTAATATTCCTTTACCAGAAACAATATTATATCCACCAAATGGTAATGTTGTTCTATATTCTACATCAACATAACTGTTAACAATTAAGGTATTTGTTTTTCTAGTAAATCTGGATTCGGTTTCGTATTGAGCTGGAGCTGTAACAATAAATCTTGTTTCTCCATTAGAATCAGTTCCGCCACTTGTTAAAGTTAATTCATCTTCTCCAAAATATATTTTATCTATAGCTTGTATTTCATGTGAAGCTAACTGAATTACTAAATGCAAATCTTTGTTGTTGTTAGTACCTTCCATGAATAAGATACCACCAGATTTTTTAGTTTCACCATAAACAGTATCTCTGGTAATGATTGCTTGCTTAACCATCTCTGTTCTAGCAGATAGTTGCTGTTGATAATTAGCTTTTGGTTTCTTTGCAAACACTTTTGAAAGTACAGCAGATACAGCCATATTAACTAACATGCTTGAAACAGGACCAGTAACATATCCTAATGCTAATTGCCCAATCTTACTTCCAGCAATACTTTTTGCAGCACCTGTAACAGCTTTAACTATTGAGCTAAAAAATCCCACTATTTTTCTCCCCCACCCCAATCAATAGACTTGTCTTGCAAATCATCTACAAACTCTAGTCCTTTATCATTTGGAAAAAAGAATTTTTGGTCTTGGTCTGTGTATCTAAAATCTAATGCTTTCTCTAGCGAGATTAATTTACTTTCAATATTATAATTAAGTGCAGACGTTTCGCCATCTTCTACAATAGTTACAGTATCAACAGTACCGCTAAATATTTGATAGGGTGTATCAACAATCGCTAAAGCATTACTTGTTGTTGTCAGAACTCCAAAATATACGTTTACAGTTGTGCCTTGTTGAGTTTCATTAAATCCAGCAGACAAGATACTAGTATCTAGTCCAGAAACATTTATATTAATTCCATTTGCTTTAATATCTGCGGATTCACTAACTTGACTGATATCTATAAGATTCCCTAAACCCTGATAATCATTACCTAGAATCTCAAACTCACCATATCCAGTCCACATTCTTAGCGGAATGGAATACAAAAACTCTACTGCATAAAATGGTCTAGTTTGACTGCTAGATAACTGGGTGGAAAATGTACTCCCAATACTTCTAGCCATAGCGATTAACCTTTAGACTTAGTGGCTTTTTTCTTGGTTACTTTTTTCTTTACTGCTTTTTTCTTTGTTTCTTTTGGCTCGTCTATTTTAACTTCTATGGCTGAATTGTTAGACATAAAGTTATTCGCTAAATCTACTTTCCATTGTTTATCGCAATCAATAATCTCATTGTTTTGATAAACTCTGGTCGCATTACCAGATTCATTACTAGAGCCTTTTACATCTCTTAACATTTTTATCTTCATATTTCTCTCCATTATTCATTACATAATATTCTTAAAATACTATCTAATCAATATAAGAGTGAGGAGCAGACAATGAGCAATCAAAACCGCTCCCCACAAACTTATCAGATATTAAGCGTCTGTTGAATCTATAGGATTACCCAACACAGCTTGAACACTTATAGGTGTTCCGTTTGAGTGAGTTCCTGTAGCGTCAATCTTAACTCTTACATATCTATTACCACCGATATAACCAATTTGGCTAGTCTGTGGTGTTTCACCGTTAGCATCTAATGTTAAAAAGATACCAGAACCATCAACACTTCCTTCTGTTACTGCTGTTGAGCTAGTAACGGCTGTGAATGTTGAATCGTCTGTAGAATCTTGAAGTATAAAGTCAAACTTTACACTACCAGATAATGTATCGCCTTCAATACCAGAGTTAACTATGAACATTACTGATTCAAAACCTTGTGTATCAACAGTAGTTCCATTTGCGTCTGCTGTAAATACTTTTGCGTCTTGACAAGTAACTGACTTAGTTCTATTTGCAATATCTCTCATAATAATCTCCCTTATGCAGAAATGTTTTGTAGTCTAATTGCTTCCGCAAGAACTACAGCACCGCCAACTCTACGTCTGGCAACATAACGTATATTTCCACTTGTAGCTTGTGAGTATGGGTCTCTCATTACTGAAAGATTAACTCTGTCTACAATAGTGTATGCTCTTGAGAAATCTCCATAAGCGATAGGTTTAGCAGAGCCACCAACATCTGGCATATCTTCAGCTAAAATATATGGCTTACCTAAGATTGTTGCTGGTGTTCCACCAACATAGCTCATAGCGTTAACAAATATTTTTTGACCTTCTGTATCTTCTAACTTTAATACATCAGCAAAAGTAGCTCTGTTCATTACAAAACTTGCGTTTGCCATATAGTCAGATTTGATAGCCATTGTAAGGTCAACTAAACCATTTGCAGTTAAAGCTGTTCCACTTCCAGAATTAGTTGTACCAACTCCAGCAGATGTATCAGTAAAACCTTGTGGTCTACCTACACCATTACCAGTTACAAATGCAGTACCTTCAGCTTTCGCAAACTGCTCACCAAACTCTGTAGACATTTCGCTTTCTAAATCAAAAGCAGAATCTTCTAACATAGCTTGTGAAATATCAACTAAAGCATAAAGCTCATGTGCGTCAATTTGCATTAAGCCTGTTGTGTAACCAGTTGTTTCAGAACGTGTACCTGTTTCAGCAACAAATTGTGCAGAAAATTGACCAGTTCTTTTTGGAATCTCAATCCCTCTGTTAGATGTACTTCTAACTCTAGCAATAGAACGAATTGGAGAAATTTCAGTTACGCCTTTGATTAAATCAGCAACGTATTCTGCTGGAGCATAAAAACCACCTAATGTGTCATCAGACTCATAAAGTGCTTTCTTCTCCATTTCATCAACTTCACCTTTTCTTAGCCAATCGCCAAATGCTTTCATTTGAATGTCAACATCTTTTGTTTCGCCAGTATTTGGTCTTGCAATAACTGTTTCTAAGTTATCTAGTTTCGCTTGTGCTTCTGCTAAGTTCTTAGCTTGAAGTTCAATAGCTTGTTTGGTTTCAGCCATTTTAGAAATGTCATCAGCCATCTTGTCTACTTTTTCTTCAAGGATAGGGTCAGCAGAGCCTTTCTTTTCAATCTCGTCTAGACGTTTTGAGTTCTCACTTTTAAAATCTTCAAAAGTTGAATTCAAGTTGTCTATTACAGATTTAATTTCATCACTCATAATAAACTCCTTAATGTTTAATTGTTTCAATTAAATGCTTAATACTATCCACAACATCACGTTGCTCATCAACCTCATGGTTAAATGACTTGTATAATACATTAGCACTTTGTTTTGCAACAGAACTAGACATTAAGCCCACATCACGCAAGTAATGTTCTATTTCCCTTACATTCATTTCAGCTAATTTCACTTTCGTAATCTTAGCTTTTGGATTCATTGGAAACGTAACCATTGATATTTCCATTAAGTCCAAATTCGTAATTGTTCTTTTCTTTAACTTGTCGCTGTATTTGTAATCGTCTGGGGATAGTCTATATCCAATTGACATAGAATCTAATGCACCCATCTTCATAAGCTCAAATACTTCTTTACCTTTTTGTGTACCCATAGCAAGTCTGCCTTTAATCTTCAAACCTCTAGTATCCTCAACTAAAGAATCAATGACACCAATAGGCTCATCTGTCTTATGTTGATATAGAAGTTTTATTTGTTTTGGTTTCTTGCCTTTGATTGATTCAGAAAATGCACCTTGTTTGATAACATCATTCCCTAAATCCTTATTGTTGAATACTGACGCATAGCCTTCAAAAGTTCCATCATCATCAGTATCTAATTCTTTGTAATCACATTCTAGGTCTAGAATATCATTTACAATCTCTAGATGTTCTTCAGACATAACTCAAATTCCCTGTCAAGTAAAAGTTATTCTATTCTAGCAACAAATTAACCTTATACAC